AACGATAAATATTTTAATTTAATTGATTAAGTATATTTATTATAAAAAAGAGAAATGCAAAATTATAAAGTTTTAAGTCCAAATGAATTAGGTAAGGGTATTCTAATTGAGTATGATGCGGGTTATGTTTCACCTGTGGAATTTTCTAATGACAGGATTATCAAAGAATCTTTTGAAGTTGGGGATTATTCAAAACCATTTGAGTTCTATGCGGTACTACAAAAATATAATACCCCAAACAGAAATGGTAGGGTGTATCCTGAAAGAATTCTTAAAAGAGAAGCTGATAATTATATCAAAAATTACATTAAGAAAAATACCGCGTTATCAGAACTTAACCACCCCGAATCTTCGTTAATTGATTTAGATAGAGTATCACACATCATTACAGATGTTTGGTGGGATAAAAACGTTCTTGTTGGTAAATTAAAACTCCTTACTTCACCAGGATTTCATGAAAGGGGGATTGTATCGACAAAGGGTGACCAAGCGGCTAATTTATTAAGATTAGGTGTTACATTAGGTATATCCTCAAGAGGTGTGGGCTCGTTAAAGAAAGTTGGAGAACAAAATGAAGTACAAGAAGATTTTGAATTAATATGTTTTGATTTAGTACAAGCCCCATCTACCCCAGGCGCATACCTTTTCAAAGAAAAAGAAGACCAATACAAGTATGAGGAAAATTTACAAGAAGAAAAAGAAGAAAAATTAAAAATGTATAATACCAAATCTATTGATTTAATGAATAAATTATCCGATTATTTAAAAAAATAAATAAAATGGAAATGGACGAAAAATACTTTGTGGCAAAAATCCAATATGATTTGCCAGATGAAAACTCAGGAAAAATTAAAAAAGTTAGAGAAGAAAAATTAGTTAGAGGTTATTCAGTTACTGATGTTGAGGCAAAAGTAACTAAAGCTTATGAATCTTTTTCTTACGATTGGAGAATTACTTCAGTAAGTGAAAGTAAGATAGACGAAGTGTTTGAGTGATAACTTAATTAAATATTGTAGAAAAAAGGGGGAGTAATCTCCCTTTTTTTATTTAAAACTAATTTTTTTACATCATCCGCATATTTATTAAAAAAATGCAAAATGGCAGAAAAAAACTTAGTTGAAGAAACTCTTATCCAAATTCAAAATTTGGAAGAGATTATTAACGAAAACGCAAAAGAAATACTTGCTTCTACAATGAAGGAAGAAATTAGCGAATTAGTAAAAGAGTCTATGAAAGATGAGACTAACGAACAAACTGATGACATCAACATTAATGTTGATGATGAAGACGAAGATGAAATAGATTCCTATGAAGATTCGGGTGATGAACTAACGGGTGATGAATTTGGTTCTGAAGATGATGATGATGATGAAATTATGGGTATGGATATGGATTTATCTGACATGCCAGACATGGGAGATATGGACGACGAAACCATTGATTTAACAGATGCATCAGATGAAGAGGTACTAAAAGTATTTAAAGCTATGTCTGCCGATGATGAGATTACTGTCACTCAAGATGGTGATTATATTCATTTAGAAGATGATGGTGAAGATGTTGAGTATCTAATACAAACTGAAGAGTTTGAATCTAATGAGACTATTTACGATGACCCAAGAAAATCAGAAATGGAAGAATCTTATGATGAAGAATTGGATGAATCTTATGGTGAAGAAACTAATGAGTCTTATGAAGAAGATGAATTAGAGGAATCATGGTTAGAAGAAGGCGATGAAATCATGTATGAGATTGAAATGTCTGATGAAGACCCATTAGAGAAAAATCCAGAATCGATGATGGAATCTAAAAAAATAATGTCCAAACCAAAAGTTGGTAAGGGTGCTAAAACAGGTTCAGCTTCTAAATTTTCTTATAAAAAATCCAGCGGTGGATTTAAAGAAAAAATGAAACAAGGTACTAAAGGTGTTGGTATGGGTAAAGCAAAATTCGAATTCAAAGAAGGAGAAACTTTAGAAATGCCAAGTAGAACAGGTATTAAATTAAGTAAGGAAGAAGCTACTGAAGCGGCTCGTACTTATGGAACAGGTTGGAGAAAAGGAGCTTTGAAAAAAGGAGCAAGAGCAGGACAAGAAAGTGCAAGACTTAATACTGAATCTGTTGATAAAGAACTTGGAATGTTGAAGACTAAAAATGAGGAATATAGAAAGGCTTTAAATATGTTTAGAGATAAATTAAATGAAGTCGCAATATTCAATTCTAATTTAGCTTACGCTACAAGATTGTTCACTGAACATTCTACATCAAAACAAGAAAAGATTAACATCTTGAGAAGATTTGATTCCGCTGAAACTCTTAAAGAGTCTAAAGCCCTTTACAAGACAATAAAAAATGAACTTTCAGATAAAGAAAATGTGAAACCAATCACTGAGTCTATTGAAAGAGTAATTGACCACGAACCACAATCAGGTTCTGCAATGAATTTAATAGAATCTAAGACATATGAGAACCCACAATTCTTGAGAATGAAAGACATTATGTCAAAAATAATAAAATAATAAACAAAAAAATAATAAAACCTAAAAAAATAAAATGGGAGCATTATTAGAAAGTGGATTAGTAGGTAACATCGGTCTTAAGCACCTTAAAGTTATCAAAGAAGACACTATAACAAAATGGGACAAATTAGGGTTCCTAGAAGGTCTACGTGGCCACCTAAAAGAAAATGTAGCTCAGTTGTATGAAAACCAAGCTTCATTCTTAATTAACGAATCAACATCTACAACTGACTCAGGTTCATTTGAAACTGTTGTATTCCCAATCATCAGACGTGTATTCTCTAAATTATTAGCGAACGACATCGTATCTGTACAAGCTATGAACTTACCAATTGGTAAATTGTTCTATTTTGTACCTCAAATCCAAGGATATAGCGGAGCAGTTGCTGACGCAAATTATCCTGGAGGTTATTCTGATTCAGGTGACCATTACGCTCCTGTTGGAGCTCCTGGCAACTACCCTGGTAACCCAAATGCGGGGTATACTTCAGGTGCACCATACACTAAAAATCTTTATGATTTATTTTATGAAGGTACTGAACCTGGTTTGAATCCTGCAGGTCTTTTTGATTATTCTAAAGGTCCGTTCATTGTTATGTCAGCAATTACTGCAACTCAAGCATGGTCTAATGGTAACCTTATTACTTCAGGTTATACTGTATTTAATGAGCCTGCGGCGGGTAAGAAAGAATTCCGTAAAATTATTGTTGCGTTATCTGGATTCACTAGTACAGGTGCTGGTAAATTAATTGGACCTGATGGTCAAGAAATGGATAATGAGGCTTTCTTATCTAATTTAATATTATTTACCGACAACGCTAATGCTGCTGCAGACTTAGGAACTTCAATTACTACACCTTTATTGTTCAGAGTAGTTACTCAAAAATATGGACAAGGAATTGTTCAATACGGTTCTACAACGACTACTAATTTTGCAAGAACTGGAAATGACCAAGGAAACGGAGGAAGCTTTAACAATATCTGTAGTTCAACAGGTATTATCTATTTAGAAGTCGATACTCAAGTCCCTGTTTGTATTTCTTGTGGACAATCTAATCCTGATGGATATTCTGGAGCTAGTTTAACTAATCAATATTGGTCAGGTACTACAATTGCCGACGCTGGTGTTACAAGAATCAAAGCGGCTTGGAGAAGATACCAAGAGTTAGAATTTGAAGATAAAATTGGTGAAGTATCTTTCAATTTAGAATCTGTAACTGTTTCTGTAACTGAAAGAAAGTTAAGAGCTCAATGGTCTCCTGAATTAGCTCAAGACGTTGCGGCATTCCACAACATCGACGCTGAAGCTGAATTAACAGCTTTATTGTCTGAACAAGTTGCGGCTGAAATTGACCGTGAAATCTTACGTGACTTACGTAAAGGTGCAGCTTGGACATTGCGTTGGGATTACAACGGATGGAAGAGACTGAATAACCAATCTACTCCATACACTCAAAAAGACTGGAACCAAACTTTGATTACTGCGATTAACCAAATCTCAGCTCAAATTCACAAGTCTACTTTGAGAGGTGGTGCCAACTGGATTGTTGTATCTTCTGAAATCTCTGCGATTTTTGACGATTTACAGTACTTCCACGTATCAAACGCAGCTCCTGAGCAAGACCAATACAACATGGGTATTGAGAGAGTTGGTACATTAAGCGGTCGTTACCAAGTATACCGTGACCCATACTTCCCACCAAACACAGTTTTGATTGGACATAAGGGTACATCTTTATTGGATACTGGTTACATCTACGCTCCATACGTACCACTTCAATTAACTCCAACTATGTATAACCCATTCAACTTCACACCTATCAAAGGTATCATGACTCGTTACGCTAAGAAGATGGTTAACAACCGTTTCTTCGGACGTATCATCGTTGATGGAGTTCGTACATTTGACTTAAACGAATTAAGATAATCTATCTTAATGATATAGTAAAAAGGTCAGAGAAATCTGACCTTTTTTTACTTTTTAATGGTGTCTATGAAATCTTCTTAAAATTCAAATATTTATTTATATAAATTGCTTA